GGAAAGTTCTGGGTGAAACTTCTGGAAGTCGCGGATAAACTCGCGGTCATGCCATGCGTCTTCACCGTATTTATTGCGGATTAGGAAATACTCATGCGTAGGGACAACCGCAACGGCTCGGCCCAACGCTCCAGTTTTTACTCCACGGAGAGTGTCAGCTTCTTGAGCTGCGGAAATCTCGCGGAATTTTTGTTTTGTTTCCATGAGCTGGCGACCAGAGCAAAGCTCCTTTACCAACGCATCTGTCATCGCTTCTTCAGAAATCATAGTATGGAGTAGAGAGCGGGAGGCAGGGATAGAACCTACCCCCCGCAATCAAGGATTAGGCAAACTTGGTAAGATCCAAGATGCGGAAGCCAATCATGACCTCACCAGCGGTGATTGAAGCCACAGCGGAATCGGTCACTTTGATGTAGACAGGGGTGGCGGCAGACACTGGGGAAACCGGACGAGCTCCACCGAGATAGGTGGTCGTCGCGGCTGTGGCAGCGGTCATCGCGTCACCAGTATTGGCAGTCGGAAGACCAACCGTTGCGGTCGATACATTGAGCTCATTGATGAACTCATCTGGATTAGCAAGGGTGGTTCCAACATCGACAACAAGGGTGGACGAACCAACAATGTCGATAGTGTTGGTCAGCGTGCAAAGCTCAACAGCACCACCAGCGGGGATTGTAGCAATCACGCGAGTTCCACCATTACCAATGGCAACGAAGTCTGCGGCAGTGAGTTTTACGACATCCGTGTAAGGGCTGCGCTCGTTATTTACAAGTTGTGGCATAATATTTTCTTTCTTTTAGTGTTTAGTTGCGGATTAGTAAGCGATCTTGCCGTGTGCGCCAGGGTGCTTACAAACAAGCGTACCAACCATGTCCACGAAACCACGCTCGCCACCACCTTGGTTCTCAAGGCGAGTCGAACCCATCGGGATAAGGGTATTGAAGCCGAGATACTTCGGATTCACCACATAACCACGGTTTTGGTTTGGCAAGCAAGCAGGGTTAGCATTGATGACATTTACAATACCGAAGTCGGACTCGTACAGGGTCACTGCGTGGGTTACCTTCTTAGCGGCAGCATCTTGGTTGACGCGATAGACGTATTCTGACTCTTGAGCACCAGACGAACGGGTGAAGTTGCTGATCACCTTGCGGAGAGCAACACCAGCAATAAGGGTGAGGTTATTAGCCTCGCCATTGACGGTGTAGATCGACGCGATGATGTCGTTGAAGGTCGTCTCGTTAGGAGCACTGAGCTGGATCGAAGCCGAAGGCGTACGATAAGCGGCAGGAACATCCGAAGGGCCAGACGAGCTGAGCCAGTTACCAAGGCCACGGAGGGCGTATGGAGTACCAGCACCGTTCTCAACGGTACGATCATTGTCCGAGCAGATAGCAGCTTCGACATCGCGCTTCAGTTCACGCATCGACTTAGCTTCAGCTTGAGCAACATTGGCGGGGCCAACGGAGCTAACGGCTTGTTGCAGGTTCGACACGATGTAGTCGCGGCGGAAGATCTGGGTGTAGTTGCCAAGACGAGCGCGCGAAGCGAACTTGTCATCAAAGGAAGTAACATCCGTACCTTCAGAGATACCAGCAGTCGAAGGAGCCGAAAGAACATCGGCAGTCCACTCGTTGAAAGTACCACTTGATTTGCCCTTGGCGCAAAGGCTGAGGAGCGGGGTTTCTTCTGGAGCAAGGAGGGTCAACTCGTTGGAGAGATCCTCGCGGTTGGAAATAGCGGAACCCGTGCCGAGCTTGGCCTGGGGCGCATTTGGTTGATAGGTATTTGAGATACTCATAATGATTATTTAAATAAAGGTTATTTTAACTTAGCGATTCGTGAGGCAACCCAATCATCGACCGAACCAGTCGTTTCAAACCTGCTGTATGCGTCTTTGACCTTTGCTTTGGCGTTAGAACCAGACTTAGCCGAACCAGATCCAACTGGGGAAGCGGGTGGCGACACCTTCAACTTGTTCCCAGCTCCAGCTTGGATAGCCTTAGCTTTCTTTCCAAAGATAGACCTTGCCGCATGAGCAAGAATGTATTCAATTTGCATCCCAATCTCGGGAATCTCGCGTTTCACTCTGGAAACTAGGGGGTCTTCGACTAGCACCTTATAGTTCTTTCCGATCTCAGACTCTTCGTCTTGGATCTCTGGAACTTCTTTTCGTGCTGCCTCGGAGTACTGCTTGGACATCTCACCGAACTGGGCAACTTTGATCAACTGCTGCTGTTGGGCTGGGATGTACTTGGTTAGTGCTTCCTTGGCGTTCCTGTTGGCTTTGCGGATTTGACGCTTGGTGAACTCTTTATCGCCAACGGTGATGATGTCATCGGGGCCGTAGTCTTCGTGTTCATCCAAGATCTCGTCCGTTGACTCTAGAGTCTTCGTCATTTCGTCGTAGAAGTCTTTGAGGTTCTCGAAGCTCTCCAATTTACGGATAGCCTCTGGAATCTCGTTCTCCTCGACTTGACGAGTCATCTGCGATTGAGCCGCGAGCTTTTCCTCTAAGGTTCGCTTTTGGGCGGTGAGTTCACCAATCCGTTGAAGGAGGCGACTCTTACCTTTTTTGGCAAGCTCTTGGATCTGCTCCGGTGAGAGATTCAACAGGTCTATGTCTGACTGCTCCTCGGCTTCCTCTGATTCCTCCTCGGATTCTTCCTCGGTTTCCTCCACCTCTTCCTCGTCATCTTGACTGGCAGGTTCGGTTTCTTCGGCTTCCTCGGCATCCTGGGGTTCCTCTTCGGTTTCCTCTGGTGCAGTTGCTTCCCCAATTCTCCGAGCGATAAGCTCCTCGAATGAGATATTGTCCACCGATTCTTCAGCCTCGGCGTTAGCTTGATTGGTATTAGTCATTTTGTACGCTGGTTAACGCCCTGCGGTGGCGATGAGCGAAGTCAAGCATTTAATCCTTACTAAGTCAAGCAGTTTGGTAAGGTATTAGATTTGACGCATTACGTCAGAAATAATGTGTAGTTTTTCTGACAAAACCGTGGCAAATACTGGGTACTTTTTGTCACAAGATTTGACGCAAAATGTGACCTTAAATCTCGTCACAAATTCATGAAGATTTCCTATTGACTAGGGGTAAGAATGTGGTATTTTGGCGTTGACGACGAAGTAGGATTCACGTCATCATTCACCACCCCGGCGCGTAGAGCAATGGGTCTAGGGCTGGCACGAGTTTTCCTACTTCGACTCGTGCTGGCCCTTTGTTTTTCAAGGTGCTAGTTCCTAGTGGAACGAGACAGCCATTAGGACGGGCAAAGGGGTATGAGAATACTTCACTACCATTAGGCTCGCGGCTGGCTCTGATTCCAACCTATCATCCAGCGTCCGTTATAGGCTTTAATCCGAAGCGGGGGGAAGAGCGCACAACCGAATTGGGTCTCTAGAAATAGGGGTTCCACATGGTAGACCACGAATCATAGGGTTTATTAACACAGCCCTAAGAGGTTGGTGTGTCTTTTTCCTCTCGGAGGGAAGTTTGATCGAGCGTAAGCGAGGTGACTGTCTTAATTAAAGGTCACAAGTATAAGTCAAGTGTAAGTCAACTTAACCTTTAGTAACGCTAAGTACCATGCTTAAGTACCATGTAGCATGGGACAAAAGAAAAGGCCACAGATTTTAACCTGTGACCTTCTCCCAAACTATGAACGATGAAACGAAACAAAACACCTACCGAAGCAGGTTCGAGAAATGCTTAGACCATTCTAGCGGGTTTGTCAAGCAGTCACATGCCACCCATTGGCTTGTAAGTAGCAGACGACATTGTTCCGCGAGCCTTATTCTGTGATATAGCTGGTCGGTAAAACATGCTTGTAGGCATTGCTTTTGCGGCTTGGGTTCTCATGGCATTCATGCCACCCATTGACTGTATCTTGTTGGAGATTGCCTTGTTAAGGCCTTGGCGATTCATCATGATTTATTATTTTCTATATTGATTGTTAGGATAACACTGAGAGTAATTCATCCAGCGTAGAGATGCTTCCTGCGAGCTTCATCACATCATTCGATGATTCTGCTTGGCGAAAGTCACCAAAGAACTTCTCACGCTCATCGTGGATAAACTGGAGGATAGCGGCATACTCCTCACGGTCACGGAGGGCTTCTACGGCTACTTGGATGCTTGGTTTCGGTATCGGTGTCATAGCTTACTTGCGCTTCTCTGCGCGTTTGATCTTGCGTTCTTGCTTGAGCATTTCCTTGGTGGGCTTCTTACCAGAACCAGCAGCGGCACGGATGTTGTCGTAAAGCCCATGTTTGGACATGGAACCATCCGCTCGTTTGATCATCTTGGATTTCATGGCTTACTTGCGTTTGGCGGTCTTCTTAGGCACACGGTTCATCTTGATCTCAATCTCGACATAGCCTTTACCTTTACCCTTGCCTTTACGCTCCATCTTTTCGTGGTCGCAGCCACATGATTTACCTTTTTTCATAAGTTATCCTTGTCCCATTCCTTGAGTTGTCATTCCGCCCATTTGAGCTGGGGCTGTACCGATGCGACCGATCTCAGCGTTCTGAGCTTGCATGAGCATCATGGAATATTGCTGGCTGTATTTCTCAAGTCGTGCTGCAAACGCCTCGTCCTGCTGCGCGCGTTGCATGATGTCTGGTTGCTGGACATACGCTTGGATCATCTGCATTGCCATCTGTGCGCCATTAGGCTGGGCAGGAACTTCGATTCCAGCGAATATCTTAGCAAGGTCATCTGTGACATTCTTAGCGACCTTCTGTTGAGCTTCCTCAGCGGGTTGTAGAACATAGTCAGCAAAGATTGGGTTGATGCTGGATGCCGTAAACTCAAGCAACTTGTTGACATCCATAATGCCATTACGGTCGAGCTGCACCAATGACACCATATTCTTGAGCTGAGTCTCGGCAGTCTCTGGGTCGTTGCTCTGTGAGTCAAAGTTAACCACAATGCTGAAGTTCTCATCAGCCGAACCCTTGGTCATCACCTGTGGGTTTGGATTGCCAGTAACTTGGAAGAACACCTCGTCCGGCCCCATGCGCTGATACAACTTCCACGCCATGTTCAGCACATCGCGGACATGATCCAAGAACTTAGATACCACGAATTGCTGGCGGGAGGCGGAGATTGGGTTGGACATATCCAGACCAACGGCACGATCTGCCTGCGCGGTCATGGATACTTCAACCTCAACAGAACCATTGTCGGCTGGAGGCGGTGGCCCCCATTGGATCTCACCCAAACGACGATACGGAACCCTTACGCCTGGCCCCCAATCAGAGGGAGGACGACCAGCCGGGTGCAACAATGGAGGGAGAGTAGCCAGAGAAGCACGATCAATACGAGAATCACGCTCGGTCTTGATTTGCATTTGCGCTCCACGGAGGATGTCCGAGAAGGTCTGGGTTTCGTACATGCGCTTCTGGTCATTCGATAGGCGCGTAACCACAAAGGGGTAGTCGTCATAGCCGTTAAGGAGTTCGTGTTTGGCGAAGCCTTCTGTGGTTGGGTGGAAGACCGTACAGTAGATGCCCTCGGAACCGTCCTCTTCGTCAATCAAACGCTGGTAGCCATACACCACCATTACTAGGTCGTTGTCGTCCGTGATGGGCAGACGGTCGATTGTCTTGAGCTTCTCGCCATCCAAGTACATGGAATCTTTACCACGAAGCCGCTCAATAGCGTTCTCGACCCAATCAGCATCCCAGCCTTCGGAGGTTACTTTTTTCTCAAGCTCCTGAGATGTTAGGAATGTTCTCCAAAAAACATACGGAGCGCGTTGAGGATCAGTCACATACGATGGGAAAAGAACCTCGCCATCGGGGGCGCATGAGTAAACTACTGGGCAATCTACCGATGTACGAGGGACAGAGACTTCAGCCAGACCCTTCTTACGAAGATCCATAATGGCTTTTTTTGCACGCTTTGACGATAGGTCGGGGAATGCTGTCTGAAGCATACCTAATACCATCTCGTCATCAGCACCACTAACAATAAGTTCCGCTAGATCGGGGGAGACTTGTGCGATTTCCTCGATGGATACCTGTTGCAAATATGTCCTTTTTTCACGCTTCCATCCGACATATGACACCATCAACCCCTTCTCTAGCAGATAATTAGCACCCAATTCCATCTGTTGACGGAAGTTTGGGATATAAGACGAGCGCATCCATTTAAGGAACCCAGACACCATTGAGGCCCGTGGCATAGATGCCATTGATGTCGGGAACGCCTTAATGTGGGAACGCTGCAATGCTTGGTCTAGGATGGCCACAAATGCGTCGATACGCTCCCCGACGACATTGACCTCAATATCACTCGCCCCCTGCCAAGGAAAGGCATTTGCGCCCTGTTTGCGGAGGTCGTCAGATTTCCCTTCCCAGAGGTTTCGGCGGTCATCATACGAGCGCAAGCAAGCCTCGAAGTACTCCTCCAAGTCAATAAGGCATTTGTCGTAGGCATCAGCCAACGCCATGACATTAGGACCGTCCTCGGCGTAGATCATCGACTCTTCTTGCTCTTCTGTTGGTGCGCTCATGATGGCATGTATTCGTAGAACTGCTCGCCTACTTCTGGGCGTATCATAACAACTTTTATAGGTTTGCCAACTAGTTTGTGCGATACCCTAGGTGGAGCCTTAACTGGGACTGCCTCACCATCCATGCGAACCATTACCCAACTAGGGTTTGGGCATTTGCGGATAACTAGATAATCACCCTCATAGGTGGTATCATCTTGAGGTTCCACGGGGGAATCAAGGGTTTCTGGCTTAGCTTTAGGTGGGCGACCGCGCTTTGCTGCTTTCTTAGTTGGTGCTGTTTTCATGGTTTAGTTTAGATTTCATGTATCGAATCGCATGTTCAAGGGTTTCAATCTCCTCTGTAAGTCTAGGGGTTTTCCCGTATTCTTCCATTTTTGCCCTCTTGAGATACGCTTCCTTTAAGCAATCGATGATAAGTTCCTCGGCAACTATCGGTTTGTTTTGAGTCTTCATAGCTTGTTAGTAGCCTCCAGCTCCCTGTCTTGTAGCAAGATTTCGGGTTTCGTCAACATGATCTATTCCAGCAATAGCGGCGTAGCGGCACGTATCAATTGGGTCCTTCCATGCCTCTTTTAGACCGCCTTCTCCTGTATATTCAGCCAACGCTTGGATGATGTTCTCACACTCTGATGAGACATAGAAATGCGGTCGATTGACCGAATCTGCAGGTCTAGTGGTGTCCCATGACATCTTGCCAATAAGTGCCTGTAGTCCATCGTCGATGTCTAACCCTGGAGCTGGAATACAAACCATGCCGGCATCGTTCAAATCCTCGATAATAGAGGATGCTCCATCCGCTGACTGGTACTTGGCAGCTCCAAGCCGAGGGTCAATCAGTCTCTCAAAGATCTTCTCGTCACCCTCAAGCTCGGCAATTAAGTCCATGTAGTCACGGATACCAAAGCCCTGTCCTTTAGCCCCTTGTCCTGGCATCCACTTCCCACCCTTCCACTCAGCCCAGTCGCCTACATCGACACCCGGCCACTCACGATATACCCAAAATGTACCAGACGCATCCACAGCAATCCAAGCCATAAACCAATTCTTTGCACCCGCCGGGTCAATAATCTGATAGCGAGTAACATTCGTAGTTGGGATCTCTGATGGCTGGACAACATTGACTTCTTTATTGAACTTGGGAAACTTGGTGGCGTGGGACTTAACTGGAACCCCGTACGCGCGAATTAGGATCTCCTCCCGAGGCCTTCCAACTAGGGTTTCCTTGATTCGCTCGTAGCCACCGAAAGGGTTATCCTTGCTATGGAAGTAGTGGACGCTAGCATTGCGCTTCTTGCTCCGCTGGACATAGGGGACAAGCTCGCCGTTAAGCAGCTCAGCCTCAACGCTCTGGACGCTTGCCGCCCCATCTAGGTATTCCTTAATCACCTCAGTCCACCCGTCAATCGGAGTGAATGTCACCAGCATCTTGGAGTTGCGGGTAGCAAGACGGAAACGCAGGGTGTCAATTAGCTCGTTGCCAAGTAAGTACTCATCCAACCATACCCCAATGTTGTGCCACTGGGGGTCACGGCTACCAAGCTCCGCGCCTTCTAGGATAGTTGGGTTATTCTGATACTGAGAATAGGTCTTAAAGATAATCTGTGACGCATTAGGAAGGATCAACGAGTTATCCGTGAACCCGTTCTTCTTTGTGTACGAAATGTAAGCGTTAGCCGAGGTTTGCTTTGTCCTCATTTCATGTGGTAACCAGTTCCACACCGCGCTTTGTTGCTGGCGGATGCTCACCTCCGATGTCTGGGCAAAACAGAAGATCTCTGACTTTGGGTTTTCGATGGCGGCTTTGACTACGCAGTAAGAACCCCACGCAGTTTTGCCGCTGCGATTTCCCCCAAGTGCCAGAACCTCAGAGACTTGCGACAATTGCTCTTC